AGATAGTTCTGATTTTCAAATGCCAACAGCGGGGGAGGACTAGGTTTGAAATCTGTTTTTGTATCTCCGGTCGTAGTATCGATCTTTGAGATTGTTGTTCCACCATTTGGAGCAGGTGGTATTTTTGCAGTATCAACCACTTCCTCTTGATCTTCAATTGGTTCTGTTGGGAATGCTTTTCTAACCGCACTTTTAGGAACAACTTTCAGTGGGACTTGGAGCATGGGTCCTGTTGTCTTTGGAACAGATACCGCGGGTTTCGTGACTGCAAATTCTTTATAATTTGGAGCAGCTTTTGGAATGAAGCTCCAGACTAAATAACTTATGCCAAGTAGCAGCAACGACCCATAGATTATTTTTTTGGTTAAAGACATAACTTTTACGTTATTTACTTGAGTGGTTACAAAATCATTAATTGATGCCATTTGTTTTCTCCACGTGACGATCTACCCGACCAACTAAAATGTCCATTCTTTGATTTACTAAATTGTTGTCATTCATTAAATTTTGGGTTTGCGCATCCATCCTGCGGTTTATTTGTACAATGGCAACCTCATGTGATGTGGTTTGCACAAAGATGGGTTTAATTTCCGTGTAGAACACGAACCATGCAAGTCCAAAATTTGCTACCAATAAACTAAGAATAATATTCACTCTCATTGCCAACATCCCATGTGCCTTACAATTCATCGGAGGCACGTTTTCTACTTTTCTTTTTTCGTTCCAATGCTCGTCTTGTTCCATAATCTGTGTAACCCCCTTTTGGATTAAGTTAAATTTGAACCACTAATTATCCATCCTGTAGAACTTACTTTTTCCAATGTTGCACGCCCTGCAGGTTCAAGTACCCTAGTTCCAGCTTCACCTGAACCTACCCACAAAAGTGTATCTGATGTAATTGTAATTGTTATTGCTCCAGCAGATATATCGTTTACTAAAGTAATTCTTGAACCAACAGGAAAAGCGATATCTACATTTGCTGGGATAGTCCAAGTTCTTTCTGTTGCATCCTCCGCTGGGTGGTACACAATTCCTCCCATGTCAGTAAGAGCTAGGGTGTACCCATCATTTTTTGAATTTACGGAACTTGAATTGTTTGATCCACCAGTAAGAACAGTTGCCATATCAACATCAATCATCCGTAATGCTCTTGTAATGTAAGTTGCGAAATCGGCATCATACATACTCAATTCGGGGTAACTTCTGTTGGGTGTGAAATCCCTTGTAATCTGGTAACCAAGTCCTGTGATTGTATCTCCTGTGTATCCCGGAGCAACTAAATGGAGCGTTTGTGTTCCATCCGAAGAAAGCTCATAATTAATAGAATCAACTGGGTACACATTAGGAAGTCCAGCGACTTTAAAAGTTGTTAATTCTGTTACTGGAGTATTTGACAGAGACCACAATGCACCTATACCCACTACAATAGTTGGACTAGCACTGTCTATTGCAATTGTTCCTGTTTTATACTGGGACATGATCAGTCTCCATAAGTTGTCTCCTTTTGAATTCTTTAATTATACGTTTTAGCAATGTGGAGCACAATAATTAATATTTCTTTTTATTTAAGTCCAATAGCTGTAAAACCGAAAGGATTGTCTAAAGTACTACCATTTACACTGCTATATATATGAATCTCTGCCAACCAAGTATTGAAAACCTGAGTAGATATGACGGCGGGCATAGTAATAGATGCACCTGTTATGGAAGCCAATACAACAGGTAAAGCAGCAAACGGAGTGGTGAAGGTTATCTGGAAATCTCCTGTTCCTAGTTTTGATACCGTGAATCCCGGGCCGGAAGCTATGGTACCATCACTATTTACTACTCCTGTAATCATTCTAAGCCCATTTACGGAACCCGCATTAATATTGCCAACATCTATACGATTAGCACTTAAAGTACCTGCGGTAATATTATTTGCATTTATTGAACCCGCGTACACCCAATTTGCGTTCACAGAATTTGCTGTCACATTCAAAGCGTTTACAAAAGCAGTGGTTACCGTGGTATTCGTAATTGTTGTGGCAAAAGATTTTATTTCAGCTTGCGTGTACACCGTGGGTGCTCCAGAGACGTTCACACCCCATGTTGCACCAACTGTGGCATTATCAGCAGGCTTTCCACCTCCTGTTACTTGAGCCCATGAAATAGTAGAAGTTGATGACATTGCGATACTTGCATTGATGTCTAAATATGTCCCATTCCAATGCAAGTACTGCCCAGCAGCATTCCCAAGGAAAATATTCATGGAACCACCACCAGCATCCCACACTTTAAAGGCACTCAACCCTCCTTGAGCACCACATAGAATCCCTTCTGGTCCAACGAGCAAATTACCAACTGTTGCATTTTGAACAACAGCCCCATCTTCATCCACTCTAAATACCTGGGTGCCATCAACTTGGTTAACTTGCAAGCCATACATATCAGTTGCTAATTTCCCAAGGAGAACAGTATTATGAGTGTCATCTGCATTACGAACAGCAATTGAGGAAGTTCCTCCTTCAAGATTGATCCTTCCATCACCAACGCTAATAGTACCATCAACATTCAAATTCTTTAAAGTTGTTTCACCTGTATCATTTACTCTAAAAACATCTGAACCCGCATGATCTTGAACTAATATACCATTTTCGTCTGTTCCAATTAAACCAAGTTTAATTTGTCCATTATTTACACCAATGTATTCAGTGGCATTAATATTTGCTGATACCAATTTATCAACCGCAAGATCAGATATTTTGCCACTATTTACAGCCAACTCCATAATGTTAGCAGAACCAATTACCATGTTGGCCTGTGCTTGCCATACAATTTCAAGAGCACCCGAGGTATTTTTAGCCATCACAAAAAAGTCTTGTTGAGATGGTGCCACATTTGCTCCAAAATATGAGATTGTGCCACTATCCCCTGACAAATCAGCTGCAACATAAAGCACTGTAGTACTCCCAGCATTAATTGTGAATATTTTACTTTTGTACACAACTGTGTGAGATGCCCAAGAAATACCTCCAGTTGGAGTGTTTGCCACCCAAATAGAAGACGCTGCCTCTTTAATTACTGGGACATTTGTGTACAACTGAGAGGCATCAATACTGAAATTATCAATGTCAGTGGCAAGAAGTGTTCCTGGAATTGTGTACACGACATTAGACCAACCATCATCTGCTGGACCTCCCGTGTTAGGAACATTCCCAGAACGGTCTCTAGGCGTTACTCTTGCATAATAGGCAAGTCCGGGAACACCTGAATACGTAAAGTTATTATTTAGTCCTACAGAGAATGAAATCAATCCAAGAGAAAATGTCTCATTATTTGCAATTTCAACAATGTATTCTAATAGGTCAGATTCAGTATTTGAATCCCATGTTAAAAATACCGATTTAAACGCTGATGTTGCAACTAATCCTACAACTGGACTGGGAGCCGTTGTATCCATAGCAGCAACAATAGGACCTTCATAAACAACCCAATTACTCACATTATTATACTTGTCAACTGCTTGGATCTGGAAATAGTATTCTTGCCCTGTAACCAATCCAGTAAGCTCATAAAATTTTAAAGGGGTTGATCGTTGTTCAGAAGCAGTAAATAATCCACTTGTGTCATACTGAATGTTGTACTGTAGAAAATCTTCTGGTTCGATTAAATTCCATGACAATGCAATTTTAGAAGTTGTTCCATCTGTTTCCAACGATGTTTCAGCAGTGTTCCATGTTGGGTCATCTGGAGGGACTGTATCCAATGGACCTAATGTGGCAACATTAACTGAGTATTCAGGAGAATATAAAAGAGCACTTTCCCCAAATGTGTCATATGCTGCAATTTTGATAAACCATTCACCTGGAAGGGCTGCTTTAAAAAATGAAGTTTCAGGACCTCTATTTATTAAAGTACTCTCAGAGGGAGTAAACCCAGATATTTGATTGGCGTGAATTAAATAACCAGCAACATCTAATTCTGACAACGGTTGAAAATTTACTGTAAATGCTTCAATGAATGAAGTTAAAACAACACCACTAACAACTGCTGGAGCTATATTAATAGCAGTCAATCTAGCTGGTATTACGGAAACGTCACCTTTTGTACCAACTGCATATAAAACAAATGTAACTTCTCTAGAAGGATGCCCTAAGGTATCAACATAATTTTTTTCGTAGTCATAATTGTATGTTTCTGTTTTTAAATATTCAGTTCGAATTAATACAATCCCATCATAAATCTGCAATTCATACCATTTAAACCATGTTGGGTACGTACTTGGAGAAGCAGGACCACTTGCTTCAAGTAATGGATTAGCTGTTATTGCATTCCAACGTAATTTAATATCTTTACCAATAAAGTAATTATTATTTCCCTGTCCAAACAATTCGAAACCTGAAACATTAGGAACAATTACAGTAGTTCCAGTAATACTTAGACTAGCAGTTGGAGCATTCTCCAACGACATTTTTTCACCGGCATAATTAACAGTCAAAATTGCAACACTAATATAAGATCCAGCAACTAAATTGTGATTTTCATAAATATAAAATCCTGTTAATGTCTCTGCAACTTTATGCCATGGTTGATCATCATGTATCCAAATCTCTGCAATTTTAAATGTGGATGATTGTGGGTTGTCAAAACTGATATGCAAACTATCAATCAAGACTCCATCAATGTTATAAACAAGTAACTCATGTAAAACTAAATTAGTGACTGGTGGCAATGGATTAATAACTGAATAATTTCGAGTTGGAATTACAGGGGTGCCATCATCTAATCCGTAAATGCTTTCATTGTATTCAACACAAGTGATGTTGATTTTTAAATCCTCAACTTTTTGCATTTGAATAACTTTGAAAGGTTTTGCTTCAATGTCAGTTTCACCAAATGCATAAACTGCATATACTTCTGGAATAGGACTAAAAGGACTGGAAACTGTAATAGTGTTTGTGACTCCCGGAGCATTAGTAACAGTTCGTTCAAGCAATGAATCATCATTGCACCGAACCATAATTGCATATGATGTTCCAGAAACAATGGTGACGTCTTGGTCAAGTATAATACTAGTTGATTGAGCTGATACTATCCTACCACCAGAACCCCATTGTGGTACATCAGATTGTAGTTCTATTACATCACCAATCGTACAGGCAATGGCATCAATATCAGCTTTGAATGAAACAGTACGAACTAGGTACTGGTTATATGCCAACCTGCGTGATGCGTACCTCCATGCCTCAGATGATTTTGAAATACCAATAACCTGCAAACCAACTTTACTATTAATGGTGTTAATGTTTCCATTAACAATGGTTAATTTGTCTCTAGCGTAGTCATTTTCTGAATTAATAAAATCCATTTCAATTTCTGCGGCACGATCTTCCAATGGTAAAAATACCTCAGAGAAAGAACTTTCACAGGTATTGCCAACAGAAAACAGATGTACAGGGTCAGATGCTTTATCTATTGCAAGAGTAAGATTAATACCATTCCATACAAGCATAGCAAAACCAACTTGGCAGACTTGGAGAGCAGCATCCCACACAGAGGTTTCAGCATCAAATGTACCATTGAAAGTCATTCGTTTTTCAGTTCCACCAGCACCATCCGGTACTAAGTCATTACACCAGTCTGCCCACTCAATAAACTTGGCAACATCAATACGTGCAGGAAGCATCCCATCATACCGAACAACAGTAAACCCACTAGCGGCATCTCCTGAGTAAACTGGACGAGTTAAAATGTCACAAAGGACCCATGCAGGATTGTTACTGTACTGTACACTCCATGTAACTCCATCAGAAGCACATACACGAACATACAAACAATCGCAAATAGCAGAAAACTTTAAACTACCAGAAAGAATTTCAGTACCCAGTGCATCAATACCAACAAGAACCTGTCTTGGATATTGAAATGGTATTGTGTAAATTTCACGTACTGCTGATATAAAAAAATCATTATATAAATAAGCTGATGAATTATCTGGTGTAATCCTTTGAATGTGAACTTCCCAATTGGACCCTTCTAATCCATATATGCGCCATATTTTACGCATGACTTTTTGGGAAGCACCTGAAATAGTACTTTGATTTAAAACATCCCTTGAATCCCGGATAACCTGAATTGTTAAATTCTCAAAATAAGACCACTGATACCCTGATTGCCAATCACCTGTATTGTGCCATGGTTGCCCTGTACTAGGGTCTCTAATCTCTGCTGGACCCGCCAGTGCTTCATACCAAGTTCCCCCATTCCACATTCCTGAGACCCATTTACCTAAAGACCACCCTGTATAAGTTCCAGGAGTAGTACTTGTCGTTTCCTCACTTACCCATTCCACATATTTAGTAATCACTCCATTTGTAAAAGAAACTTGTAACGACACTAGTGCTGTTTTAAATGCTCCTGAACTTTGATCTACTTCATAAAGTCCTTGGGGAAATGTAATTTCAACCTCAAGACCATTGTAATCAGTCCCAGAAGGTTCATAAATATAAGGACTGTTTGCAACTGTAATTTTCTGAGATAACGCATGTTCAATCCGTGTGTCCTCAAAATTCGAAAGGGGTGTTTGATTTAAAGTCCCCAATCTTACCTGAGGAACGGAAATTGAGGAACGGAAATTATCAATAGGTTGCTCATTTATCTTCATCCCACTGGAGGGGATATCAAAGAATGGACCAATACCAAGTGAAACAAGGGCATTTAGATATTGCTTATCTCCGTCACTTTCAAGATAGCCACTAATAGCATTACCATACAATTTACAGCGACCGTAGGAGCGTGGAATTGATACTCCCTGTTGCTGGAGTGTTTGTGGTGCCCAGGAATACGTGTTTGATTTATCATAGTCATTCCCAGCTATTGTTGGTACTGATGGTTTTGGCATGGGGAGTGCCATATTTACTAAAATTCCACCAACAACCATTACAGCAGCGGAAGCCATTCCCCCAATTAAAGGTCCATACAATGCACCAGCGGCACCCCCCGTGTAAGCTGCAAGAACAGCGACAACAATGATGGCTACAATACGCAGCACCATTTTACCATCTGAACCACCACCCATAATAGTTGGAACAAATAATATGTGATCCCCTGGACGAGGATACACTTCACACAAACGCTCCTCGGGAATTAAAATACCATTCAGAGATGCCGCGAAAACGACCTCTGTATTTATAGTTTTTTTAATGTCCAGAAGAGATTGATTTGGTGCGTACTCCCAGATAACGGTATCTCGATCAACACGATTAAGAGCATTGTGTATCTTCGTAAGTACTAATGGTTTGTCATTCATACAATCATCCTATAGTATCCTGCAATTTTATTTTTCCAAATAAGAGAAGTCACGGATTCAATTGAAACACTGGTGCCTTTAGTAATATGGATAAAATGTGTTCTGTCCATCATCATTCCAATATGAGTTACATAAGGAGGTACAAGCATAAACATTACAAAATCTCCTTGTTCTGGAATATCTATTTTTGTTGAGTACTTTTCAAGACCTTCAATAAACCGTGTTGCTTGAATTGTTGGATCTGATGAACTTTCATAATTTGGGAAAACTAACTTTTTACGCTTACAAAGTTCAACCATCAATCCTTTGCAATCAAATGAATCAGGACCACATGAACTATATTGAAAAGGTTTTCCAAGCAAATCTTTATAAGGTATAAAATCGTTCCATTTCATGCAAATCTAAAGCCCCCAACCTCAAGTCCAGGGCACCCTCCAAAACGAGCAGCATTGCTTTTGGCACGACAGGTGCTCAAAGTTCTGTTACAAGTTGTATCTGTTCCCGAGTATGCACATTCAGCACCTATTCCAGTATTGGCAGCACGTACTGCTGGACTGTTGAATTGCCAATTGCAATGCATGGCAAAATACTTATCTAGCAATCGTCTCCGCATAGGATTAGATGCTCCACATTTAATGGAAACCCAATCCTCCGCGCAAGTTGTAGAAAGTACTTCGAAATCCATTGTTAATTCAGTGTAGTCCTCAGTTAAATGTTCTGCACTTACAATGATCATTTCCACAAGAGAACCAATCCCACCATTGACAGCTTCTATGTGTCCCTGAATTATTCTAGTAACATTTGAAAGCTGAAATGTAATTGAAGGAATTTCTCCCGTACTGGTTTCTTTTGGAAAATCAACTTTAACAGGAAATGCAGTATACAGGTGTGTTTGAAAAGTAATATCTTCATTGTTTGGAACTAATCTAAAAATAGTTCCATCTGTCAATGTTACTTTAAGCAACATTAACCACGTTGAATCTTCTCCAAAAATGTTTTTGGCTTGTCGTAATGCAAGAGGTAATGAAAGTGCCATTATACTGTCCTTAACTGGAAACTAATTTTGTAATACCCATTAATGTCCACCGTTGTTGAGCATGTAACAGGTTTAACATATTTAACAGAATAGGTTACATTTGTTTTAAAATTTGTCCATGAGAATATTGTAACACATTTTACTGAATCATCGTGTGCCATTAAAAGTACTTTATCAGATTCATTTAACAAGTAAGAAACATCAATTAAATACAATTTCCTGGTGGTGCGGGAGCGTGTTTGAACATATCCCGCTTCCACAGGACTTGAAATTGTGTCATCCACTCTTGCTATTGAAACACTATTTGGACCGCTTGTGAGAGTTGGAAAAGCCATACAATTAACCCCTTACTGCATTCTTGAAAGTTGGATCCGTGTCCATTGCTTCAAGTATGATTGTTTTAACCATTTGTTTACCATCAAAATAAGAACTACCCTCTTTTGCTTTTGCCTGGGTCCCTGTTTGATTAATAATTTCAACTTTTAAATCCACTGCAGTTGCTTTCTTGTTGTCTGATGCTGTTCCAACACTTTCCCCTTCGTGGAGCATGTAGGGTCCTGTTTTAGGGACGTAATCAGTCCCAGAAGCATAGCTTCCAAGCACATACGAGGATGGAGAGACTGCATTATTATACCCACCAGAAGATGTGTATGTCTGTCCTGTACTACTACTACTACTACCCAAACTACTCAAAAAATTACCAGCAGCAGCAGCTAAAGGGCCTGTGATCTGTTGCTGAATTACAATACGGATCATGTCTTTAATAATACTGTCCGCTAAATCTTTAAAGCTAAATTTTCCAGTCATGACAAATTCTGTGATTGCATCAGTCATAGATTTGAATGCTCCAACAACAGCACTCTGCAACTCTGCACCGACACGCTCTGACTCCCTGGCATACTGTTTAAAGCCATCAATGAAACCCACCCAGGCACTTCTATCATTTAACAACTGTTGTTGTTCCTGAATTGTTCTGTTAACTCCTGTCAATGATGCCTGAACAGATTGGAATGCTTGAACTTCATCAGGTGTACTCCCTGTAATTGTTTGGAGTCTTGCTTCATATGCTGACTTTTCTAAATTTAACAAATTAATCCGTTTTGTGGTTGCTTCCGTTGTTGTCATTGCATATGTGGATTCTAATCCGTCCAATATGGAAATCTGGTTTTGGTGTTCCGCAAGTGCAATTGAAAGCTGTTTGTCAATCTCAGTTTGTTTGCCTTTTGAAATGTTGATTGAATCAATCAAATCGAGATACTTTAGTGCATCCTCCGCTTGTGCTGCTTTCCCAGAGTCACTTCCAAGGGCTGTTTCTTCCAATGCACGATACGCAGGAGTACTTTTTTGTGTCTCTGCTTTAATTTGAGCAGCCCTTTCCATCTGTCCGATCATTTCCAAATATTGTGCTGTAGTCGATTTAATCCCTGTATCCCATTCAATTTCTGCAAATTCTGTTTTCTTCTGGATCATTTCTGCAATAACTTTAACCATATCATCCGCAACAGTTTGATCCTCGGGTTTTGCGCGCCCCTGAAACTCTAGGGCTTTACTAAGTTGATCTTTGTAAAGATTCTGAATATTTGCCATCTGTGAATCAAAACTGCCATTCATTTGCAACAATTCAGCATTTAATTTTTCATAATCAGAAACAAAACCCTGAACTTCTTTTTGTCGGGATTCTGACATTTTAAAAATGTAATCATCATACGCATAACTAGATTTAATTAAAATATTTGCACGTTCTTGAAGTAATGTTTTTATTTCCATATTTGCTTTAGAAACGTCACCTGATGCTTTCACATATTCAGGAGATTTTGGGCCATTCATTTGTTTCTCAATACCAGCAAGACCTCCAAGAGATGCCGCATTTTGTCTTGCATTCCCAATCTGTTTGTCCTTTTCAGACAATTCCAAATTAGCAAGGTCTTTAAAATGCTGCCGAGCTTGTTCATCTTCTCCAATATAACGTTTAGCAAGAATCATTTGCTCCGCGTCATTCTGAGCTTTTAATAATCCAAGTGCTTGAACATTCATACCTTGCCGGGATGTTGCTTGAGCCTGCAATAATTTCTGTTCCGCTTCGAAAGCCTCCCGAGTTTTTACAACTTTTTGTTTGTAAACTGAATCAGATGTTTTATTTTCCCTTTGTATTTCTCTGTCCGCTAATTTCTGTAATGCTTTGTCACTAGCATTATACCGTTCCTCATACATTTTGTTATAGTCTTTCATTTTAGCAGATGCATCTAAAGCACCTTGCCCAAAATTGCCAAGAGTCATAACCTTAGTAGCAACACCAACCACTTGGAGAAGATGCGAAAATGTTGCTGTCATTGTGCCACCCATTTTATCAAGTAACATGGAGAAACGGTACATTTCCGCAATTACATCAGTGATAATAGTTCTTACTGTGGAGACTCCCTCAAGAAATGCGGGACTCCATGTTATCGCTTTTGTCTTTTCATCAACAGAAACGATCTGATTAGTAATTTCCATTAACTCATATTTCACGGACTCAAATACTGGTGTCATTGCTTGCCCACCTGCATTTAAAGCAATATCTTTGGTATTACTAAATAAACCGGCCCAAGTTTTTTGACTTTCAACCCCCGCAATTCTAAATGGTTCAAGTTTATTCATTAAGAAAGTAAATAATTTTTGGGCATCACCTTCCATCTTGGCAATATCTTCATTCCGCAATCCTAAAACTGTAGCAATACGTGAATTTCTAGGATTGATTGCACCCGTTAACAACGAACGTATTTCTTCACCCATCTGGTTGAAAGGCAGTCCAATTGCTCCAGCAGCCTGTACCATTGCAGCAGTAAATTGAACAACTTGATCCCTGTTGAATCCTTTGGCCATTGCAATTGGTAATGCTTGTTGGTACGCAATTACCAATTCATCTAATGTGGCAATTGTTTGTAGATTAATTGCCTGTAATTGTTTCATCATATCAGCAGAATCAGCCTGTGCAGCATGTAAAGCGGGGACTCCTTTAAGTATAGCTCCTGTTGTGTTGTTGATATAGTCCCCATTCAGCATAAAACTCGCCGCAATTGCAAGCTGTGAAGTTTCCAATTGTGCAAGATAACTAATTGAACCACCAACCATCGTTTTAATTGCTGCACCAAATTGATAAATAGAAAAAAGGCTAGCCGCACCTATCACCATACCTTTCATTGAATCAGCAACACCATTAGTAACAGGGACAATGCTCTGCAATTCTTTTTTGGAAGACTCTACGCCAGTTTTCAACTGGGAATTGTCTAACCCTATTTGTGCCCACATTGTCCCAAGATTCATTTACCAACTCCAAATGCAGAAAGTATTTTATTCGTTAAAGTTTTCACATCCAACTTTTTGGGTTTATGTTTTTCCATCTTTAAAATAAAATCAGAAGGAACTGCTGGTTTATTTTTTTGCAAATCAACATTGGTATTAAAAATTAAACTGCAAACTTGTCCTATTCTATAATCTGCTCTCCACTCTCCAAAGGGTTCAATTGTTCTGTCATACTCCATCCACTCAGTAAGTTGTGTGGATGAAATCTTCCCTAGCATTTCATCCACATTCACTTCCCCCATTTGCAATGCTAACTTAAACGCAAATTTCCTGATTGGATGTTCTGTTAGTTTTTTCTTATGACACCAGCTGCAAATTTCCCAATCCCATTTAATTCCTGTGCTGCCGCAAAAACACGATCAAGAGCAATCGAACTTTTCCCATTCAATTCAGGTATATCAGATTCTACAAACAGCCGATTGCCATCATCATCAACCATGCAAAAGGCACATAATTTAGCGCGGTAATCGGTGGATGTTAATTTAACCTGTGGAGTTTCTGAATCTTCATCAATTGAATACATGGTGGATTCAAATCCCTCACGTTCTGAACCTGTAAGTGTTCTAAGCATAACGTATGCATCTGAGTCCCCAACATCAGCCCATTCAGGAACCATGACTTTTTTCATTTTAAGGTCATCTGCTTCCAGTATCTGATTTTTATTTAAACATGTCATTTGTTGTCTCCTTTTATTGTGTGGAATAAAGGTGTTCACAAAATATGAACACCTTCAAATTAAGAACAATATTAAACTGTCCACGCTCCAATAGTAACAGTGCCAGAAATTTTCAGCGTAATAGGTGCTGAAATTTTATCGTCTTTTGGAATTTTCATACCAATGTCAGTTACTAATGCTGAAAAAGAAAGTTGCGTTTTTTCAGTATTAGGAATACGAATTTGGTAATTAACAAAATCATCATCCTCAAAATCTGCAACCATTGCAGCATAACCAGTTGCTGTAAAGTTCATATTACAGGTAATAGAGCCACCATCCCTGAACCCTGCTACGAATGTTTCATAACCACCTGTAGTATCCAAGCTGGTTGTGGTAATCGTTTTTCTTGAACGACTCGGACCATCAATATCATTGATATCTGCAATCGCTGCAAAAGTTGGTGACGAAGCCATGTTACTTTTCATAAATCTTACACCTACACCTGACATTGCCATAATTTGTTCCTCCTTTTAATTTACTGCTGTTCTGTGAATCCGAAAATTCAATGTTAGTAATGCTCGACCATTTGAATCATAACCTAATGGAATGATATCCCCCATTGCCCATATCCCTGTGTAGATATAACCTCCTTCCTCGAAAGAATTTGAGCCATGAAGCAAATCTTTAATTTCTGATAGTATGGCATACCCTGATATGTAATTTCGATTCCTGACCCGTACCTGCACTGTTGGACGTTGATAATTACTCGCAACATCAGGAGGAAAACCCCCTGTATCAAAAATAGTAATTGTGTCATCAGGTACAAGTGGTTCTGAACTCACGTATAATCCAGTTCCATATGTAGGCATTGTGCTTAAATCACCAATTATCTGAGCTATGTCATACGCTGGAGTACTCATTTTGTCTCCATTTTCTTACCAATAATTGCAACCAAAGTGCCTGAAAGAGCTTTTATTGGATCTTCTAAAAACTTTGCTTTCGATCCAGGTTTTTGAAAATTAGCATCTACCATTTCATGTACATAGACTGCATAAGAAGCAGTTAACCCAATTTCAACGATGGGTCCTTTGAGAGTATCAAATGGAGTTGGTCCATACCAACTATTAACAAGATTCCCCTTATCGACAGGAGTTTCTTTTTGTCCTTCAGCGCGAACCAATGCACCAGCTTCAATTAATCCGGCAGTTCCAGTAACCTCAAGTTTCTTAATTGCAGAATTGAGGTTTTTTAAAACAACATCCAGTCCATTTATTCCTACTTTCACAGCAACCACACTTTCGACAAAGATCCTTTTGATACTCCCGGGCAATTATAGAGTGCTTTAATCTTTCTGACATCATCTACTCCATGCGGGGAATCATCGGATGGAAGGTCTGCAAGAGCACCAAGCCACAAACACCCTTCCAATACAACATCAACCGCTGGATACGCAATGGAAATGCTTCGTTCCTCTGTTCCTTCTTTGCTAATAAAAATCTCATTCTTATCTTCCCATCGAACAGCAATTTCCACAGGATCAGCATAAGTTGGTTGACCCAAACCATCAGCAGTTAAAGGAGCCCAGTAAACAGCAATCTGTTTACGTGAAACTTTCATTTGATACCTTCCGCAGGAGGTATTGCATCCCCTTTTGCTTTATAGTAATCACTTCCAACCTTGATTGATTTTAACGTACCAAGAGCAATTAACATCGCATCAAAATGAGGTACAATTGTATGTGCTAACAAGGCATAAACCTGCATTGCTATTAACATCAACATACCAAAAATGAAAATTGCATCCGTGGGACTCTGTGGTTTGGTTGCATCAATCAATGCATTTATGCTTTCTCTAAATGTCATGTCATGCCTCCGAATTTTCTAACATAACTTTAATCTCTTGGTAATACTTTGCAATCTTTTCAGCACAATCTATACCATTAATAATTCGTCTTGCATTAACAGGGTCCTCAGTTTTATCATTAAAATACTTTTTCAATCCCACTCCAGTGTATACTCCAAATCTCATATTGTATGACATACAAAAATAAGCATACTCAGGAACCAAAAGCAAATCTGGATTGTTAATAAAGTCAACAGGCTGTTTGGGGTGAAACTTGTTCCATATGTTCTGTGAAGTTGCATAATTATCTTTCCACGTTGTTTGTGGGTATCCTCTGCCGTAATATATCTGACCTGTTAATTGATCTTTGCGGCCATATTTGTACCCCTTACCCTTGCTAAACTCTGCTATTGGTTTCCATTTACCGGCGCATTCATGTTTTACTGTAGCCAGTATGTATGCAATCCAACGAATATCTTTAACATTTGCATCTGTGTTAATAAAATTTAAAAGTTCCAACATTCCTTCATGTTGTGCTTCATTCAGTTTAATGTACTTATTATTATAAAGGAAAATAAATTTTTCGCAATTAATATTCATCACACACACTCCAAGGTTGCTTTTAATCGATCAGAATTGACAAGTACTCCCGACACATCAAGCAACTTGACTTGCTGCCCGTACATTGTAGCATCAAGTCCTAGTCCTGTTTTGCCTTGGTATGAATTTTGACTGTCCCCAATTTTCTCCACACTGATTCTGGGATCAAGAGCACATGCCAAATGAGCAGACAAATACAACTCAATTAGAGACAAACGAGCATCTGTCATTCTGCCAAGGGGGTACAGTTGTTCCATCACAATCAAATGTGCTGTGGTAATGAACGGAGTTGTTGAGATCTCTGTGTCTAAAATTGCTTTTACTTCCGCATCCGTAACCCCGGTGAACATACTTACCTCCCTTTCATTCCTTGGATAGATGCTGTTGCCTCACCAAGTACTAATGTTACATATTCATTAGCCTGCAATTGACCAATCCAAATGAAGTTGTCACTCCCAGCACGCAATGGGTACGTTTTGGTACTATCTGTGTTGAAATAGTAAGTTGCATCTGCTGTTGGATCCACCTGCATTGCCAACCACCCTGTGACGTTGACAGTTCCACCAGTCCCCTTTTTAAAGGTGATCGTACCTGTCATTGAAGCATTCACTTGACTCTTAGCAGGATCGGGAATGAATGAAGGAACAGAAACTCCAGCATTATCATTAAACAAACTACCATCAATCTTTGGTGGTCCATATGCCGCGGAGGCTACAAGCATCGTAGAAAAACCTACCCCAATGGAAATACAAAAAATAAGTAACCACTCACGTATCATAATAACTCCTTTAAATTAACTTTTTTAAATTCCTGTATTGCACTATCTAGGGTTGCGTTCAATATTTCCAATCCCAAATTCTGAGCATCTTCCGCAATCTTTTTAAAGTGCGGTAAAAACAGTTCATTGTATATATTTGGACGAGGTGAAAACTTATGATTTTGGTGCCAATTGTCTCTCCCGTCTGTTTGCTTCATGTCATACCCTAAAAGAACAATTCGTTTGGCACCAAGTAAATACGCTGCATTAATTGCTGATGCTCCTGAATTTGCGTTCCAATACACCTGTTCTGGGTTCGTGCTTATCCCTGATAAATTTTTACGTTTCACTTTTAGCAATCGCAGGTGTTCACACTTGCAGGGTGGGCAGCCCATGATTAGCCCTTTGAAATTCATCAATTCAGCAAAGTTCCAAGTATACCAACGACAATCAGAAAACCAAACTACAGGGATCCAATTACGTCCCAATTTAAAGGCGTCATTAACTGCAATAACACGCTTTCCACGCAGGGATTCAACGTCTGCCTGGGTTAAACTAGGCCCTCCTCCTAAGAGGAACACCGTAGCATCATTCCATATCTTATGAATTTTCCAGGGTTGCATTGATTATTTCGTCCACTTCTTGTTCCGTTAAAGGAACATCGTTAAAAGGCTTTTTGTCTTGATCTTTGTACAAGTACCAACCTTCTTTTGTTTGCTCTTTGTGGAAAGTAGGTGTGGACTGCACCACATGCTTTTCAACGACAACAGGACCTAAATCAATCCATTTGGCATTCCCAATATAGAAATCATCTGGTGCTATTATTACATCACCAGGAACTATAACCTTTTTAACGCCACCTTCTTTAAAATACAATTTCCCAGACACTCTTTTCCATGTATGTTGAATTTGCATATTTATAACTGGTTCCAACTTTTTGGGAGTTACTGTTCGTGCCATATTGTCTCCTCTTTTAAAAAAATCCCTCCCCCATTAAACTGGAGAGGGATTTCATTGAATCACGTTCTATTTATTACTGTGGGTTTTATGACAATACTGCAATACCGCAATGCTGTCCCTGAGTACAACGAATCTGGGGAACTTTAATTCCCATTACTTTGTAGTGAAGAACCATCCCACCCTGTTCCTGCCATTCAACTGGAGTAATCTCCATCCCGTTGACAAGACGAACAACATCGGAAGTCATCTGAACCATGATGACATGATCAGCAGTCAATTTATCAACAACTTTAATATCAGTAATACTAGAAATTTGAAGGAGACGTTGACGAATAGTTAGTGTACCCTCAGATTTAAAGTCATTATCAAGTACAGTTTCATATGCAGTCGGAATATAAACAACATAAGGACCGTAGAAACCATCGGTAATAAGTGCCTGTTTCATAGCAAGCAAATCAGCCAACATATTAGCACCAGTAACACCAGAAGCATCCCAATGAGCATCCAAAGTCACTTCATTAATATAGGGGAAATCCAGATACCCATATATCGTACCGGAACCATATTTGTAAGAACTTGTGCCAGTGAAAAGAATTGTTTCCATTTTCTCAGCAACAGCACGAGCAGCCATCTGAGCATTGGTTGTATCAATAGAATCACCTGTATTACGCGATTCAGCCAGGTTACGTGCATTAATCGTATAATCGCAATGAATCAGCGGCAGAGGGAGGTAATCAGCACCGTATACCGGGCGATCAGTTTTGGTGTTGGAAAGACCATCCATGCTCAGTTCAGCAGTCAAATACGTGTTAATATTTTCAGAGGTCAGTATAGTTTTACCAAGACCATTGGCGATGTT